ATAAACATTGGCTATTATCTGTAGGATGGGGCATGGAGTTGCGGATGGCAGAGCGGGGGATCACGGTCCAATGAAGCTCGCCACCCAGACGGGCTTGAAAAAGGGAATGGCCCTACTGCCTAACGTGCCTAAAAGGAATAAGGACATGGCGAAGAAAGACCCCAACGTGATCGGCAAGAATTCCAAGGTCCTCGGAATGCTCGGCGACCACCTGCCTCCCAAATACGACGGGAGCCTCGACAGCATGGTCGGTCTCATCCAGGAGCCAAGCGAGAAGCCGACCGACACCCGCAAGCGCGTTGTTGAACTCCTGAAGGGCGAGGACGACATGCGGAAGTTCGTTGAGACTTTCGAGATACAGTCCCGCCGCGCGTCCGCTACGTCCTTCGACCGAATCTGCGAACTCTCCGGGACCAACCGCTCGGACTGCTTCGGGGCCATCGCCCGCGTGCTCCACCGCTACAGCTTCGACATCACGCGCACGGTCATCGCCACGGTCGCAGCGCGGCAGGCTGGCCGCGTAGCGATGATGATGGCGAACAACGCGGCTCGACCGGACGGCATCGCCGACAGAAGATTATTCATGGAAGTCACGCGGCAGACCGACAAGACCGGGGGTGGCTTCACTGTCAACGTGCCCGTCACAAACACCGCCATCGCGCAGGCAAAGGCAGACAGCGAGGGCGTGAATCCCGGTGGCCGCGAACTACCGCAATTCGAGGAAGGCATCAAGCAACTCGGTGCTTCGTTGCGGGTACTCGATGTCTCAAAGGCGGGATAATGTACAGCCGGAAAAGTGTTGAAGCGGCACTCCCCACCGTGGAGAAGACACTCGGGAGAGAACCTGTCTTCCATTCGATTGGAGCGTGTGATGAGGCCGCCGAACACTTCGAAGACAAACTCTATCGGCACAAGGAAAAATTCGGCGACAACGTTCCACTACTCTACAGCGAGGATGAGATCCAGTGGATTCAGAACGAGCGGGCTCTGTGCAAAGTGGATTATCTCTACTTCGCCACACGATACGCCAAGATTCTAAATTCAGACGAACAGGAAATCCACTACAGCCCCAACATCGCGCAACGGATTTTGAATGAGACCCGTGGCGAACAGGAAGATCTCGGCTGGGCGATCATGCAACTCTGGCTCAAGGGCCGGCAGTGTGGCGTGACAACGGACAGCCAGGTCGTAATTGGGCATCGCACGCTGTTCTTTGACAACGTGATCGCCTTGACCGGAAGTTCCGACAAAGAGCGTTCGTACCGAATGGTCAGTAAGTACAAGCGCCTGTACGCGGCACTTCCAGCGTGGATGGTTCCGGCAATTACCTCTGACCGGGCCGGAACGCGCATTGAGTTTGGTTCGTTGAATTCAATGCTGATTCTTCAGCACGGATCGCAGAAGTACGACATTGGGAGAGGCGACACACCTTCCGCCATCCACCTCAGCGAATTGGCGACCTTCATAAATGCCGCCGACCTCATCGACGCCGGTTTGGTGCCAGCCGTTCACGAAAGCGCGCGCAAGATCGTAATTCTGGAGAGCACGGGAGAAGGCCCCTTTGGTTGGCTCTACGACACGTGGAATCACTGTAAGCGCTACTACTGGAAAGGGCAGGCTAAGTTTCGTCCTGGATTTCTGCCTTGGTTCGTGGCTTCCGACTTCTACCCAACTCCAACGTGGCTGAAACGGTCCCTACGTCTCAATAGCGATGTGGACACGAAGGACTTAATTTTGGAAGCGCGGGAGAAGTTGGCTGACTGGCACCCGGAAGGCATCACGATTGCCCACGCAGAGAGTTCCCGAAAGTTTGTGAGAACCAACGAACTCCTGTGCAAGTACTTCCCTGAGAACTGGCAAATGCCGAAAGAGCAAATGTGGTTCTGGCAGGTCACCCGCGAAGAGTACCGGAACAAGAAAATCCTTGCCCGTTTCCAGCGCGAGTTCGCCGCCAGCGACATCGAATCCTTCTGCGCTTCCGGCGAGAGCGTGTTTGACGTGGAAACCATTAGTGACTACACGCAGTCCTGCGAGGAGCCTAAAGGCGTGTTCGGCTTCCGTGGCCCGGTCAGCATGATTCCGCCGCGCCTGCAAGCCGAAGAACACGACCGCGACAAGAACAAACCCATTCTCGACATCGGACCCTACCAGATGGTCCCCTTGCGGTGGGAAGGCTGGGCCACGTCGAACTGGGGCGCAAAACTGCTCATCTTCCGTTGGCCGGAACAGGGCGAAGAGTACGGTTTCGGTGTGGACACCGGGGACGGCATCGGGCAGGACCGCAGCGTGATTGAAGTGCTGTGCAAAGGGACGCTCACGCACTCCGACCAGCAGGCGGCGGAGTTTGCTAGCGAGTACATCAACGCGAACGATCTGGCCCCCATCCTTCACTGCATCGGCATGTTCTACCAGAACGGGGGCAACCGCCAGCCGAAGATTGCGATTGAGACTGGGCTGAACGGCGAAGTGACGCAACTTGAGTTGCGCAAACTCGGCTGGAATAACTTTCACCAATGGATCAGATACGACCGAAAGAAAATCTCGAACAAGGATGCCAGCCGAATCGGGTTCGTGACAAACCGCTGGTCGCGCCCGATGTTGATGGACTACCTCATTAAGGCGCTGCGTGACGGCGACATGGAAATCAACTCGCCTGAGTTTGTGCGCGAGATGTCGGCACTACACCGGGATGAAAATGTGCAGCAGGCCCGCGCTGAACAGGGGCAACACGACGACCGATTTATGGCGGTCGGAATCATCTACCTGTCGCTGCACATTTTGGAATTCGCCGGGAAGGTCGCCAGCACGTCATACCTGCGGCAGCGCCGCGCCGAGGGAGGGCCGGTAATGTACCGGGAGCACATGGCTGGCGACGAGCCGATGGTGATTCAGCCGACCGTGCGGCAGATGCAGGAACTTGGGACGCCGAAGTTGGGCGAGTATTTCAGCCCTATGCTTCACCCCGGCGCGGGAATGGAAGATACTGAAGGGGAACTGTAATGCCACTTTACGATTACGATTGCCAGCAACACGGAACCTTCGAATCCTTCGCCAGCATGGCTGAGTGCGAGGTTCCGCAACCGTGTCCCGAGTGCGCCGCGCTGTCGAGCCGCATTTACACTTCGGTCTCGCGCCACCACCTCCAGCAGCCGCTCGTGGTATGGAAACGACCGGATGGGACGTTCGCGGTTCCGGCGCAGCCCGATGCCCGCAAGCCGGAAGAGTATACCCGCGTCGAGTGCCGCAACGCCTTCGAGATTCGCGGCGTCGAGCGGGCTATCAACCGGGAAGAACGCGAGAAGTTCGAGCGCGCGCAAATCGGCAAGGAGATGGGCATGGAGGCGGTGCAGTCGAACAACCGTTCCCAACTGCGCGACCGCATGGCTCACATGCAGCCGCACATGCGGGACTTCGCGCGGTTCAGCATCGACAAGAACAACCAGAAGTTCAGGCCGAAGTACAGCGGACATTTTGAATTTGAGGCAATGAGCCAGAACGCCAGCAACCGCGACCCCGGTAGGGACCGCGAAGGGAACAGGGTGAGAAAATGAGCGACGGTTCAATGGCAGATGAGAAAACCCCGGAACTCCGCAGCCCGACCGAGACACTGGTGCGTTGCATGGAGGAATTTGGGGAGTCGGAACCGAAGAAGGTTTTGGTGATCTGGACCAATACTGACGGTGACTTGTGTTGGTCAGAGAGTGGGCCTTCTCACTTCTGCGAAAATATTGGGATTCTCAGTTGTGTGAAAGCCAGGATCATGCAAAGGTTTCTGAATTGAAAGGAGTGTATAGTGCGAACACTAACGGACCATATTGTCAGCGGCGACCAAGCCGTGCAGTTGAAGATCGAAGTACTTGACGGACCGGGAGCGGGCGGTGCAAACCACCTGTACCAGATTGAAGGATTCAACAGCGGAACGAATCCATCTGACCCGTGGAAGGCGCGGCATGGTCAGCCTGCCATTCACTCTACAATCCTGTTTCAGAACGGGCCAATCAAAGAGGCGGGAGTCAACGGGATAACGCAGGAGGTTCTGCTTGCAGTTGTCATCGACCGACTACGTTCCTTTCAAGCGGGTCCATTCGCCTCGGATTACAATGCAGTGGCGCTTGACCATTGTGAGAAGGCGCTTCAGTCTTTACAGCGCCGCACGTTGGAACGGATTAGCCGGAACGTTGAAGGCACAAATCAGAAATAGGGGAGTCCAATGCCCACCATCGACAACTACCAAGCTCCCGACTACCTCAAGGTGCTCTCCGGGGCTGATGGCATGGAGACCGCGACTCTGGGTTCCATGAAGGCGCTACTGGAGGCGGGGAAGTCTTTCCTGGAAGGGCAAGCCGCCTGGAACGAGATACCCCGCGCCTACGACATCCTGAGCGGCGATTCCCCCGGCAAGCTCGCGGGCTATTCCACGTTGAGCATCAATCGGATCAAATCGAACTTTCGCAACCTCGTGGCCACGGTCGCCAACCTGAAGCCCACCGGGCAGGCCGTCAGCAAAAACCGGGAAATGCAAGGCTCCGTGGACCGTCTCAACAAAATCAAGGCGCACTGGTGGACCAGCACATTCCAGGATCGGAAGTACCGAAAAGCCTGCCAATGGACGTGTGCTCTCGGCACCTCCTACCTGGAACCTTGGTACGACCCGAACTTCTACGCGCCGGGTAGGGGTGAAATCGCCATCAAGGTGCGTGGGCCGGCGTCGGTCTATCCGGTGATGCTAACGGAGGACAACGACCTCCAGAAAGCCTACGCCGTCACGATTGCCGAACCGATTCCCCTGCACATCGTCATGGCGAATTACCCGCAGTTCGCCAGTGTCATCGTGCCCACCCGGTCTTTCTCCGGCTGGATGGGTAGGCTCTGGGACCGCGTGCGGAGGCCCACAGCGCAACAGAACGGGGTTCTTGGTGTCCTGGCTACCCCTCAGCGGTCGATAGGCCACGAGATGCCTATTGTGGACGTTTACACGACGTACATCATGGACCCCGCCATCAACAACACCGGGCGGGATATTCCGATGGGCGACCCCGGAACGTCCTGGGAGTACACTGTTCCGTTCGTCGGTAAGCAGATTCCGAGCGGGCTGCGCGACATCCGGGGGAACCCCATCGTGAGGACGGCCACCGAGGAAGACTGCAAACTGTTCCCGCTGCGCCGCCGCGTCATCTGGACCGACACCTGCGTGCTGAAGGACGGTTCGTCGCCGTACCTGCACGGGCGCGTCCCGCTAGTTCCTCTGCGTTTTGACGACCAGCCGTGGGACTATCTCGGTATCAGCATCATCCACGACACCTGGAAAATCCAGAAGGCCATCAACCAGATTTGGCGAGCGATTGTGGATAGCGTGCTAGTGCGCCTCCAGCCGCCGCTCAAGTATGATCCCAACGTGATCGACCCGGCTGCGATGGCGCGCATCAACACGCGCATTCCCGGTCAGACAATTCAGGGTGCGCTCGGCATGGGAGACCCGGTGGCTCCGCTACTCCCGGTTCAGTTCTGGGACGTGCCGCAATGGATTATCACCGTGATAACCATGCTCTATGACGAACTGGATAAGTTGTCGGTCATCAAGGATCTAATGGCCGTGGCGAAGGCAAAGCAGGTTCCTTCCGCCGATTCCATCGAGAAGATTCTGGAGGCCGCTGGCCCGGTGGTGCAGGACATCTGCCGTGGAGGTGAGGAAGTGACGTGCCTCCTGGATCAGTTGTGGTATCCGATGGCACTCCAATTCTACGGGGCCGACAAAGTGTTCCACATCCTCGGAGAAGACGGGGCATTGAAAGAGTCCATCGACTTCGACCCCGGAAACATTATCCCGTCGCATCTCCCCGGCGAGGACAAGCGCCAGCCGTCGCAGTTCCCGATGTTCGAACGCCTCCGTTGGACATGCGAACAACTCAATTACGAGATCGAGGCTTTCTCGCAGGCACAGGTGTCACGCATTGGCCGCAACCTCGTGATGCTGCAAGCGAAGAAAGCGGGCCTGATGATTTCCGACTACACCGTCATGAAGGGGCTTGGACTGAACGTCGGGGAACCGGAACTGATGCGCGACGGCACGGCACCCGTCACCGAGCAGGACAAGTGGCTGGTGGAGCAGGAACTCAAGCACGCCATCGCGGAAGACATGCAGGCGGGGCAACCGCAGCAAGGAGCGGGCCGTGGCCGTCCGAACAGCAACCAAGCGCCGCCCGCGCTGAAATCGAAGGACGGCGGCACGCGGTCCACAATCACCACAAGCCGATGAAGCACGTCGTCACACTCCCGAACGCCGCCGAACCCGACATCCGGCTTGCCGCCAAACTTGAAAAGCGCACCGGGAAACTGGTCGTCAACTTCAATCGCGGGTTGGCTGCTGGCGGTGTGCAATGGATAGAGCCGGTCAAGGACGGAGACAAGCCATTGACAATAGGACAGAAAAGTGCGTAATCTGAACGTTAAGTAGCGCAACGAGGTTTGGCTTTATAAATCAACGGCGCTTCCGGGTTGAACCGGGAGCGCCGTTTTCTTTTGGGCCAGACGAAAGGAGAACATCATGGCAAAGCGTGGCCGTAAGCGCGGCAAGAAGCACTCCAAAAAGTAACCGTCCCCCGCGTGAACGAGGACCCATGTAGCTAGGGATCTCCCCTCCACGCAGGGTAGCAAGCGGGGGCCGGGTGCAGGCTCGACCCCCACGGTTCGAAAAGGGTGAAGCGATGAAAAAAGTCAAGGCGAAAAAGGCGAAGTTGAAGACGCCCATGCACAAGGGCGGCAGCACCAAGTACTAGTCTCATG